TACTTTGTCGGCATGGACGAAACGAGGAGCGCTTGGTACGACCTCTGCCATCTTAGGAAACGCAGGAACCAGAGAGGTCATTGGCTTTTTTGGCAGCACAACGGGCAATGGCGATGCACTGCATTTTCGCGACACAAGTGGCGGCGCTTACGAAGTCACCACAACTGCAGTGTTCCGTGACCCTTCTGCGTGGTATCACGTTGTTGTGGCTTTTGACACCACTCAAGCAACTGCAAGCAACCGCGTAAAAATGTACGTCAACGGGGTGCAGCAGACAGCGTTTGCTGTCGCCACTTACCCATCGCAGAACGCAGACCTCAATCTCAACAGCGCAGTTGTTCACGCCATTGGCCGACGCGGCGATGCGGCTGCGTACTATTTTGACGGCTACCTCACAGAGATCAATTTCGTTGATGGTCAGGCGCTCACGCCCAGCAGCTTCGGTGAGACTGATTCCATCACAGGCGTGTGGAAACCCAAGAAGTACACCGGCACCTACGGCACGAATGGCTTCTACCTGAACTTCAGCGACAACAGCAACAACACCGCAGCCACCATTGGCAAGGACTACAGCGGCAACGGCAACAACTGGACACCGAACAACATCTCGGTGACTGCTGGTGCGACCTACGACTCGATGCTGGATGTGCCGACACAATGGGCTGATGGTGGTAATGGGCGGGGGAACTACTGCACGTTGAATCCGCTGAAATCGTATAACGGGCTGAACTCTGCCAATCTCGGTCAATACAACGCCACCGCAAACTGGACAACAGGCACAAGCACATTTTATGTGTCAACAGGTAAGTGGTACTGGGAAGTGCTTTACACAAACCTGACAGGCTCGACTTATGGGATGACGGGTATTGTTGATAACAACTTTGCACAGCAAACTCTTGGAAATTACCCAGGCGTTTCAGCGACAAGCTATGCTTACTATAACGCTGACGGTAAAAAGTATAACGCTGGGGCTGGGGCCACTTACGGCGCAACGTATGCTGACAATGATGTGATTGGCATAGCGCTAGATATGGACGCTGGGACGCTGACGTTTTATAAAAATGGAGTTAGTCAGGGGACGGCGTTTACTGGTTTATCAGGTACTTTTACACCTGCCGTTGGGACTTACGGATCTGTAGGAAACATCAACTTCGGCCAGCGCCCCTTCTCCTACACCCCGCCAAGCGGCTTCAAGGCACTCAACACGCTGAACCTGCCTGCGCCGACGATCCTGAAGGGCAATCAGTATTTTGACGCGACGCTGTATACGGGTAATAACAGCACACTGTCGGTGACGAACAGTGGTTCGATGCAGCCTGATCTTGTTTGGATTAAAGGGCGCAGTCAATCATCGAACAACGTACTTCAAGACGCTGTTCGTGGGGCTAACAGATACCTTATTTCAAATGGCACTGGTGCTGAAGGTACGGACGGCTCTGTAACTGCATTTAATTCAAACGGTTTTTCATTAACGACAGATGCGGGCGTATCTTTCAATGCTAACGGTACAACCTACGTCGGCTGGCAATGGAAAGAAGGCGCTACGCAGGGCTTCGACATCGTGACGTACACGGGCACGGGCAGCAATACGACTGTTGCCCACTCGCTTGGAGTCGCCCCGCGCATGATGATCGTCAAGCGCAGAAATTCGACAGGCGATTGGTTGTTTTGGCATAGAAACGTAGCCGATACTGGTTCTGACCGTGTGCTATTCCTAAACTCAACGGATGCTCAAACAGCAGCCAGCACAAACTTCAACAGCACATTCCCGACTTCAAGCGTTTTCTCAGTTGGTACAAACGCAGCGACAAATGCAAGCGGCGGCACCTATGTCGCCTACCTCTTCTCCGAGGTCGCAGGCTTCTCGCGCTTCGGCAGCTACACCGGCAACGGCAGCACAGACGGGCCGTTTGTGTTCTGCGGGTTCAGGCCGAGGTACGTCATGATCAAGAACGCTAGTGCAGCAAGTCAATGGGTAGTTATTGATTCAGCACGAAGCCCAGAAAACGTAACTACTGCGCGACTGAGAGCAAACACATCTGATGCAGAAGCAACAGAAACATTTTTTGATTTCCTATCAAACGGATTCAAAATTCGTGCTACTGGCACCGACAAAAATGACTCCGGCAACACCTACATCTTCGCCGCCTTCAGCGAATCGCCATTCAAGAACTCCCTTGCGAGGTAACCCATGTTCCTGCTTGAGCCGAAATACAAACGACTCTCGCCTGACGCGAGGTTCTACTTTACGGGGAAGCCATGCAAGTACGGTCATGTGGCGCAGCGTTATGTCAGCAGCTCGGAATGCGTGGAGTGCAGAAAAGCGAAGAACGCAACGCTGAAAGACAAGCAAGCCGCATGGGCTGAAAACAACCGCGAGCGCGTGCGTGCGGTTTCCAAGTTCTTGTATTACGCGAATGTTGAAGCGCAGCGGGCGCGCAGCCGAATGAAGTGGGCGATAGACAGCGACAGGGTAAAAGCCACCAATAAGGCATGGGCCGACAAGAACCCCGGCATCTGGAACCATTACGGGGCAAAGCGTCGGGCAGCTATGCGGCAGCGCACGCCATCATGGGCCTGCATGGAGCGCATCAAAGATATCTACCGGAATTGCCCAGAGGGCTTTCATGTAGATCACATTGTCCCTCTGCGTGGGAAGACCGTCTGCGGTTTCCATTCGCAAGACAATCTGCAATACCTGACCGCTGCTGAGAATCAGCGCAAATTCAATCGTTTGGAGGAATCTTATGTTTATGCTTGATGGTCGGCCCTTGGGCCTGGATGTGCCTTTCGAGCACAATGAAATTTCCTACCCGGCCAACTGGATACGCCTTGCAAGCCCGGAAGAGCGTGCTGCAATTGGCATTACGGAGGCTGCTGATCCTGTGCCATACGATGATAGGTTCTACTGGGGGCCAGGTCTTCCAAAAGACATAGACCAGCTTAAGGACAGCATGGTGGCTCAGGTCAAAGCGACTGCCGGTACTCTGCTGGCCGTAACGGATTGGAAGGTGGTTCGCGCTGCCGAAGGCGTGAAGGCAGTAGATGCCGATACGCTGGCTGATCGCGCTGCCATTCGCGCTGCATCTGATGTGAACGAGACAGCGATCAAAGCCTGCTCTACCGTTGACGAGCTGGCCGCGCTGCAACTTACCTGGCCTGCTTGAGGTGAGATATGGAGCCTGGAGAGATTGATCCGGTGCGCTACGGAGCAATGTGGCAGCGCGTTCAGGACTACGAGCGGCGATTTGAAGTAATCGACAAGAAGCTCGACAAGATGGAGCGCCAGATCGAGGAGCTGCTTGCGCTTGCCAACAAGGGTAAAGGCGGTTTCTGGATGGGCATGACCATCGCCTCCGCTGTCGGTGGCGTCATCACCTGGGCCGCAGGGCACATCAAAGGCAGCTAACATGCTAGACCCCATCACCGCCCTTGCAGCGATTTCGTCAGCCGTTGAGCTTGTAAAGAAGGTCGCGGCGACGGTCGATGATGTGACATCGCTCGGCCCGGTACTTGGCAAGTACTTCGACGCCAAGGCCGACGCCATCGAGGTGGTGCAGAAGTCTCAGCAGGGCGAGTTCAAGGGTAGCGCATTGGGTAAGGCGCTTGAGCTTGAGATGGCTATCGAGCAAGCCAAGGAGTTTGAGAATCAGATCAAGATGCTCTTCTTCCAGAGCAATAAGATGGACGTCTGGCAGCGCATCGCGGCCCGCGCCCAGCAAATGGAAGCAGACGCAGCTCACGCGGCCAGGCGAAAGAAGGAAGCCGCCAAGAAAAAGCAGCAGGAGCTTGATGAGTTGTTCATCATCCTCATCGGCGGGCTGGTGGTTGTCGTGACTATTGGCGCAACTATTTGGTTCATTATGGAAGCAACAGCACAAGGAGCTGGTTAATGTTGTCACTCATCTCTACTCTTGGCGGCCTGCTGATTAGCGGCTTGCCAAAACTGCTTGATTTCTTTCAAAGCAAGTCCGACCAAAAGCATGAGCTTGCAATGGCGCGACTCCAGAACGAGCGCGAGCTGGCTTTGGCTGCTCAAGGCTACGCCGCGCAGCAGCGCATTGAGGAGATTCGTACCGATCAGGTCATGATGCAGACCGAGGCGCAGATGACGGAAGCCGCGCTCAAGCACGACGAGAAGGTGCTCGACAGGGCGCATAAGTGGGTTGCCAGTTATGTCGGCACTGTGCGCCCGACCGTGACGTACATCTTCGTTATTGAGCTGGTGCTCATCAACATCTTCCTGTGCTATTACCTATACGCGAACCCTGGAATGATTAAGAGCATGGACGATGTTCTGAAGTACTCGGACATCATCTTCAGCCCTGATGAAATGGCTATGCTGAGTGGTATACTAGGATTTTGGTTCGGGTCAAGGACTTGGAGTAAAAAATGACTATTGGTTTGTACGCTATCGTCAACAAGCATACCGGCAAGGCGTACATTGGCAGCTCTAAGAATATAGAGCTGAGGATGCGGCACCACAAGTGCTACATCAACAAAGGTTTGTTTTTGCACTATCAAGGATATGCTGAAGATGCGCGGCGATTGGGGCTGAGTGGATTTGAGTTCCGCATACTTAAGGCCACCGATACAGCGGAGGAAGCAAAAACACTAGAGACCGCGTTTTTGGAGATGTGGAACGGAGAGCTATACAACAAAGCGCCGAACGCTAACGGGGCAACAGGTATACGCAGGGAAAGAAGCGCTTATGTAAAAGGAGCCGCAAAGAGGCTCGCTGACCCCAATTACCGCTCAAAACTGAGCGAGGCTTGCAAGGGCAAGCGCCAAGTTCTTAAATGCCCACACTGTGCAGTTCAGGGTGGTGGCGGCAACATGCGGCGCTATCACTTTGACAAATGCAAAGCAAAGCCATGAAACTAAGCAAGGTCGGCGCTGATCTGATGCACAAGTACGAGGGCTATCGCAATCGCCCTTACTTGTGTCCGGCTCACATCTGGACAATCGGTTACGGCCATGTCTTGTATCAGGAGC